TTGATCCCCCTCATTTCCATAGTCCCCACCATTCCCTTGGTTTTTCTTGTTCTTCTATCCTTTTTTGATCTTTGATTTATTCCTGCAAATTTTCCAACTTCTCTTTAAGAGTGTTCACTTCATCTTTTAAGTAGTTCTGAATGAATATTGACTACTCGTATGATTTTTTCTATATATGTCTTACTAACGCCTAACTCGTCCGCTAACTCCTTTATTATATCCGATACCTTTTCTAAGCTTAATATTTCGTGTGGCTCAACTCGTTCACCGTCTAAAACGTAGTCATGTATCTTACCATTCTTTCGGACAATCTGGACAGTATCACCTTTAATAAAACCCTTGTCCATAGCCTCTTTAAATTCATCATAGGTTAGCATTATATTATTCTCCCTTCCTATGCTATTCGTAATTGATACAGAAAAATACGTGCTTTTTTAAGTAATTCTATTATAGCGAAAATCTTAGGATAAATTGATATAGACACCCTATAAAAACTGTGAAAAATTGCGCATGATGTAAGACAACACCTTGTCGTGGCTCTCCTAAGCACGAGAAGGGGGCGGGGGTCGTTTTTAATCGTCTCTAGGGTATTTTTTTATACCACCCACGTTCTAAAATCGTACTACGGGCTTTTTAGAGGGGTTTTAGGGCATCTTCCTTTATCCCGTGGTTTTCGCTCACTCCTTTTTTTGATGACTTTAACCTTTATTTTTACATTTCTGATATTAAAAACCGAGTGCTTTCTTTTGGTCTTTTTTTCTATAAGTGCTATTCTTTACATATAATAAAATTTATGTGATTGGAGATGCTTTGCTATGTCAACAACAGAAAAATTAAGAGAGTTCGGAATCAATCGTATCTGTCTATCTCCTTATAAGAAATACTCACGAGGTTATTCTGAACCTGGGAACATCGGGACTGGCTATGTGGCTGGTTTAAAGGTCGATGCAGGTGTTCGCGATAAAACTGATGATACGGTTCTTGATGGGATCGTTTCTTACGACCGGGCTGAAGCAAAAAATGCCTATATCGGTCAAATCAATATGGAAACTGCCTCTTCTTTCACTGGTCTTCAAGGGGTGACGTTAGGTTATGATATCCTCCGTAATCCTGCCGTTGATGAAGAGAAACCCTTGTTCGTGGAACCCCAATGGGATGGATCAGAATTACCGATCTATGATGCCAAACCATTACAAGATGCCTTAGTAGAATATTTTGGCACCGAGTCAGATCGTCGTCACAATTTAGTTCCTGGCGCCATGGTGGTTTGTGCTAACAAAGGTGTGACTGCATATCGCCCCCAAGAGGATCGACCTTTCCAAGCCGGTGAAGGCTATGGTGTCTGGTCAGCGATTGCTATCTCCTTTGCAGCAGATGGTACTGTTGATTCAGATATGTTCATAGAAGACGCGGGTGTTTGGACGAAAAATGATAACGAAGCTGATTTGATCGCTTGGCTGGATACTCGTCGCAAAGCGATTGCCAAATCCATTGCAGAATGTGGACAAGATAGCCATGTTCGCTTCGTAAGAACATATATTGGCTTTGCCCATGCCATGATGAAACCAAATCAAATCGGCAATGCCATCACCGTCGGCCCTTATTTTGCCATCCCAGTCGATGCAATCCCTGGAGGAGACATAACGGATCCTGACGGTTGTTTTGATATTTTGGAACATTTGTCTCTGCCTGATTGGTTAGATGCGATGAATTACACCTCCTTGACAGCCAATGATCAGATCAAATATTAACCTGAAGATTGGGAGTGAGCAACTTGGATGAAAAAAATGTAAAAAATACTAGCAAAAAGAATACGGTTGGCGTTTTGGGTCTGATCGCCTTTGTCCTATCGGCAATGGTGGGGGGAGGTATCTATGACTTACCGCAAAATATGGCAATCAACGCTGGCCAGATCGGGCAGATCCTCTCATGGATCTTGACTGGATTGATCATTTGGTTTATTGCCAGAAGTTTTATGATCTTGACAGATGCATTTCCATCATACAAAACTGGCCTTTATCTTTATGCAGGGGCCGGCTTTGGCCGCTTTGCTGGATTCTTTGTTTCTTGGGGTTATTGGATATGTGAGTGTTTTGCCAATGTCGCCTATGCTGTGTTATTGATGTCAACCATCGACACCTTTTTCCCTAGCACCTTCAATGGGGGAAAAGGGTGGCCAGCCATCATCGGCGGTTCCATCATCTTATGGTTGATGAGTATCTTGATCAATCAAGGGATCAAAGGCGCCAGCTGGGTAGATATGTTGGGGACTTTGGGCATGTTGCTTTCTGTGACGATTTTCCTCGTCGTGATGGCGATCCATTTCAAATGGAGTGCTTTCAATGTGAATATGCTGGCAGACAAAGCCTTACCACAACTTCAAGATAAGAGTCTAGGTAGCCTATTAGACCAAGTCAAAAATACCATGATGACGACATTGTGGGTCTTCGGTGGGATCGAAGGGGCCGTGGTTCTTTCTGATCGGTCCCGCAGCCCTCAGGATGTTGTGAGGGCCACGAAATACGGTTTCTTGTTATGCCTATTGCTTTACGCCGCTGCTTCATTACTGCCTTTGGGGATCGCAAGTTATGGCCAGATCGCCAATATGACCGCTCCATCTTCTGCACAACTATTGGAAACGCAAATCGGGGTCACTGGCCGCTTGGTTATTACCTTTGGTGTGATCATTGCCGTTTTATCTAGCTGGTTGACATGGACTTTGATGTTATCAGAAATGCCTTATGCCGCTGCTAAAGCGGGAAATTTCCCAAAACAATTTGCACAAGAAAATCAACACAAGATTCCTTCGTTTTCACTGATGGCTTCCACCATCGTGATGCAGGTGATCTTGATTTCCACGTATTTCTTAGGGCATGCTTTCAATTCAATGCTGAACATCGTGGGAACCATGACGGTACCGCCTTATTTGATTTCGATGCTCTTTTTAGTCAAGACTGCTTGGAAAGATGAAACTTGGCCTACTGTAGCAACCATTAGCCGCAAACGAGCTTTGACTACCGGGATCTTTGCCTTACTAGGGATCTTGTTTATGGGTTATGCCGCTGGGATCCGATACACGACGATCTCCTTTATCATCTATGCTTTAGGAATTCCTTTCTTCCTACTAGCACGTCATCAATTTGCCCCTACGGAAAAACCGATGACCAAAGGCGAGTTGATCTTTGCCGGTGCCATTCTAGCCGTAGCCATTATTGGGCTGATTTTATTATTCGTTTAGTAAGGGGATGACAAACATGACAATAATCAAAATACTCCGGTATCATGCTCCTAACGGTGAAGGTTGTTTGACCTTGACTTCTCAAGCATTACAAATCGATCATCTCCTCCAACATGAAGTGATCCCTTTGGCGGACATCGCTAGCAGTAGCTTTATCAGTGGCGCTCCTGATGGTGCCTTTGAGCTACAATTAAAAAACCAGCAACACCGCCGTTTTGCCCATATTTTTGAGGGAAGAGTAGCAGATTTTCTAAAATATTTACCGGCACCGCCAAAAATCACAGTTGGGACCGGCTTCAGTGCTGCTACGCAACGGGGAAAATTTCCCGAGATCAATCCTGGGGTGACGGATGATTACGGTTATTTGCTTCAACAGGCCTTAAACAATGGTGAGATCTCTCAGATGGAATACGATGATTATCACCCAGGCCTACCGAAAGCTGGTAAATAATCCTTCGCCTATGGACGACAAACCAAAGACTAACGACCTAGGTTCCTTGTTGTCAAATAGACCATGGAATAAAAAGCCTTAAGTTTGAGTGTGGTTTGGTTCAGATGCTAGCATTTCTTGAGTCAAAGTCACTCATAACGAAAATGATAATACCTATCACCCACACAATACATGTTTTGATGATGGTGAGACCGAGTTATTTTCAGTCAAAAAAAGATTATATCACTCAAAAAGAGTGGGGTAATCTTTGGTCTCAATCATTGAAAGTTGATTATGCCCCTGTGGTTGATGTGGGGGCAGTCAAAGAGAAAGGCAAAGGGGTAAAAGGTGCTATTCTTGAAACCGCAAAATATCCAACTAAGCCGATTAAGCTTGATATTGAAAATAAGTAAGTTGTTGATGATTTATATAACGGGTTTATATCGAAAAAGACAACTTGGCTACGGTGGTTTATTTAAAATCATCAAAAAACAACTAGCACTAGATGATGCCGAAAATGGTGACTTGGTGCATACGTCTGATGATAAAGAAAATATCTCAAAGGGTACAGAAATTGTAGCCATCTGGAACGCTAACAAGCAAAATTATTATTTGAAAAAATAAAATCAAGCTTCTCGAAAAGAGGGGCTTTTTTTAATTGGTATAGACACCCTATAAAAAAACCTCAAAATTACGCGTGACGTAAGACAATACCTTGTCGCGGCTCTCCAGATGGCAATATAGGGGCGGGGGTGTATTTAAAAATAGCCCGAGTATTTATCGGACTATTCTTTGTTTAGGGCGCTCTATGGACGGTTATAGGGGTGTTTTAGTTTGTCTCTTTTGGGCTACCGTCTGGGTTAAGATAGCCTTGTTGAATACCCCATTCAACTTGGCCATCATGCCATCGTTGACGTGCCTCATTCTCAGCTTGCTCACGCGCAACCTCGGGTGAGTCTGCAGGTATGCCACCATAACCCGGTATGTATCCATACTGTTCTTGAGCTTGTTTTAACGTGTCTTGTGGTGGTGTTATTCCGTCAGCTTGTGTGCTAGGTGCTTGCTCGATTTGTGTTGATTGTTCCTGCGTTTGAGACGTTTCGCTAGGTGTTTGCTCAATTTGTGTTGGTTGTTCCTGCGTTTGAGATGTTTCACTAGGTGCTTGCTCGCTTTGTGTTGGTTGTTCCTGCGTTTGAGACGTTTCGCTAGGTGCTTCTTTAGATGAACTTGACGTACTATGTTTTGATACCTTTGTAACTGTCGTAGGTTTGATTTTTACTTTCTTTGTTTTCTTACTTGGTTTCATGGTTACGATAGCAACAACAATTACAAGGATAGCTAATGGCAATATATTCCACTTATATTTCTTAATGATACCCATATCTTTACCTTTTTCTACTTGGTTTTTATGCCTCATTATAGCCTAACTATTCCATTTATTCAATCCATTATCAAAAATATTACTTTACTAATAACATTCCACTATTTTCTACTATCTATCAATGGCATTTATTCCGACATTTTCTAACATTTTCCCATAATTAGGGCGTTTTATATCAACTTTTTTCAACAATTTAAAAGCGCTCAGATAACCCAAGCGCTTCATCACCTATGCTTCACCACAACCCTTAGAATGGCTCTCAAAGCTATCACAAACACGGTTAAACACCTTTGTAAGGTCTTTATCTTCCACATACTCAATCACCAGTGTAAAGGCATTATTAGCCTCGTTCTTGCTGATTGTGGTCTTTGCAGTCGGTTGTTCATACGTTCCGACCATATAACCAAGGATAGCAGTAGATGTTACGTTAGCATGGTCAACAGTTTCAAACTCATGTCTGAAAGTGAATGCCCTAGCGTTGTCTGTATGTTTCTTAAGTGTCATGATGTTTCTCCTTTACTTAATCAGCATAAGTTACAAAGACACTATCCTTTAGGCTTTGCACACTTACAACGTTTTTATCAATCATAAAGTCATTGATACGAGTTTCAAACTCTACGTCATTTTCAATTCTAAACTTTTCAAAACCAAGTGTTTCATGTATTCCGTCTGATACGTGTTCTCTTGTAAATAGTTTAATTTTCATTGTTTCTGATATCCTTTTTTAAAAAAATAGCGATTTGTTCCTTTGTTGTTCCTCTTTGTTCCATTGTTGGGAACATATATGAGGCCAGTAGTAGCAAGGGTTTGAGGGGATGTTGTTCCCTTGTTCCATTCTTTTCTCTATTCTCTTATATATAGTTATCATATATATTTATATATTATAAACATTATAAAGAAGGGAACAATGGAACAGAATAGGTCTAACCCCTTATGTATCAAGCGTTTAGGGGTGTTCCCTTGTTGTGCAAACTATGGAACAACAAAGGAACAAGGGAACATTATTTTTCTTTAACGATTGAGCGTTGTGCATTACTTAGCTTTCTTTTATCAAATTCATTAGGGTCTAATATTTGAATATCGCCAGCCTTTGCCCTTGCCTTTTTAACGACATAGTTGTTTGGGGTTAAGTTTCGTAGTTTTCTAGCGATATCTTTACCTGCTCCATATAAATTAGGCTTCTGTATTCCCATATCTTCGGCGTACTCTCTTAGGCGTTTCAAGGCTAGAAAGACTGGTACAACATCTAACTCATGCCAACCTTTAGGAATATATTCGTTTTTTAGAAAATCAAGTAAGTAATCATTATCTTCTTGATATTCCTCTAACAAGTCTTTGACAGCCTTAGGCTCAATAAAATGAGTGAAAGGCTCTTGATTAACAGTTTTATATAGGACATATTCTAAAACGTCTTTATCTGCTAGGAACTCATTTTTTATCCAAGGCTTTTCGATTTGACCATTAAAGTCAGCATTAAACGGTACAATCATAATGCGCCTATACCACCCTTTGGTTTTATTTTCACCGTTAGGAATATAATTACCCGAAAAAATATTGAATAGCTTGAAAGTTGCTTCAAAGGCTTGTCTCCCTTTTGGGTTAACCAGTACAGTGTCACCGCTAGTAATACTCATTAGGTCAGAGGGGTTTTTTAAGTAGTCGTTAGGCGCTTCATCACCAATATTACACACCTTACCTACAAGCGTCTCAAGATTAAACTTTTCGCTAAACTGTGCAGGTTTTAAAGCTGACACGTTACTTTCACCGATTAGGTTGATGAGCAAGCGTTGAAAAGTTCCCTTACCGTTATTACCGTCACCGTAGAAGATAGCGAACTTGTTACGTGTATAGTTTGGGTTGATAGCCTCTAGGATAATCTGCCAAAAGAGTGTTACAAGCTCACTATCACCACAAGCAATAGAATTTAACCAATCGTCAAACGTGTTACCCTCTCTATCCTTAGGAATAGACTTAGGTGGCTTATAAGCAGTGGCTATTTTACTAGTGATAACATACTTAGGATTAAATGGCAGTAACTCCTTGTTCTTCAAATCTAAGATACCATTCTGCACTGGTACTAAGTTAGCACTTTCTAGCGGTCTGCTTATCTTCGTCATGGTACGTACCATCATTTTTATTTGTTTCCAGTCGTTCGGCTTTATTCTATTATCAAACGTCTTACACAAAACATTGAATTCGTCTGTGCTAGCGGTATAGATACCCTCGTCTAGGTCATACATATAAAGCAAACTATTGTCAGGGGTGTTAGACTTGGTAATAAATGTAAAAGTTACAATCTTACTTAACTCTTTAGCAACCGTATGAATAGGTGGCAGTGGAATTTTAACACCCAAACCATCACTTTTTTTACCAACTGGCTCAGCGTGTTCTTTGCGCCATAGCTCACCAGCTTGATAGATACGGTCTAGTAATTCTTTCATAGACTTAGGTGGCTCAATAGCCTTGGTTTCATCTAGTTTTTCTTGCAAATCATCAATGTTAATTTCCATTGACACCTCTCTTTCTGATTTCAGCTTTCACAATACTTTCAAAAGTTCTTGCCAGTTCATCTACTGGCAAAGGGTTATTAGTAACGCTATTTGCTATGGTTGTTAGCTCGTAGGCAGTGGCTACGTCTGCATTAACCCACTTTGATAACAATAACCCTACAAACTTAGTTACCGCAACATTACGCCCACCCTCGTCACCAAAGCCATGTAATAAGGTATCTAGCACGCGCATGGTAATTGTTTTATTACCGCTTTTGCGTGGTGTGTGATAGTGTGGTTTTTGGCTAGCCGTAACTGTATTTGCTACGGGATAATCACGCCCTCTATTGACAATCTTTTCATAATCAGCAGGGTCTCCAGTGGTTACTGGTAAACCTTGTAACTGCGACCATGTTAGGCTTGTACTGTCAAAAGGTAGCCCTATTTTGTCCGCTATCTCTTTGGCGGTCTGCTTATAGGTCTGTTCGTCCATCTTGTCACTAGGCTTCACCACAAGCCTATAACGTGGCTTTTCTTTGGTGTGCTTAATAGTTGGATAAATGATATAAGAATAGCCATGTAAGGCGTTATTTATAACTCTAGGAAAGTCTGTGCCAGCCTCTAGCTCGTCATAGTCTAAGAAAATCAAGTCACGGTAAACCAAACTAGCATTATTGCGTTTATAGTTGCCGTTCTCGTCTCGTTTCACACAACCAGCAATACAAATAGGGGGCTAAATTGCGCTTAAAATCGTCTATATTTGACCCCTGTGGCACTATCCTAGTTCTAAAGTTTGCGATATAATCAAAAGGGGGCTTATTATCGTTTAAATGTAAGTCATTACCAAAACCTACACTTTCATAGATAGGCATTGAGTCACCCCCTTTTTAGTTATACACGCCTAAGAACGCTAGAATATCGCTGACACGGTAATAGACTTTGCGCGTGTCCTCGACTGGTGGCTGATAGCGTTTAAGCACAGCCTCTTCCCAACGTCTTAGAGTGTTGTATTTAAGTCCTAGCTCGTCCATTGCTTGCTGGGCAGTGATTAGCCCCAACTGGTGTTTATCGAGCTTAGAATAGCCCTCTAGGGCTTTATCTAGTACCGATATAACCCCTTGGGCAAGCTCTTTTTGGTATTCTTCGCTTAGAACTTGCATATTAGCTCCTCTCTAGTTCTATTATTTTTTCGTAGTTAGTCACGTCCTCAATAGATATTAGAACGTCGAGCCTTTTTTGCTCGTTCTTTACTTGGTTTTTAAGGGATACAAGCCCCTCTAATAGTTCCTCTTTGGTTTCTGCGATATAGTAACCATTACGACTACCAACCCTAGCACCAATAATAGGAACACCATAGCGAATAACTAGGTTACTAATTGCACTAGATATTAGGCGGGAGTTGTAACCCGTGATAGTGGTTATCTCTCCACCAGTCGTAGCGTTAGCACGTCCTTTCTTTAGGATTGCTAAGACTGCCATTTCTGTCTCTTGTAGCCTATTTTTTTCATTTACACCTCTTTCTTGACTACTTACCATAATTTGCCCATTCATCCACATATCAGTGGCATCCATTAAAAATTCAAACACACTTTCTAACTTTTTGCGGTCTTGTGGTGGGTAACAATCTAATTTATTTTCAAGGGAAAAAGCTAATATAGTGTTATAAGCCTCTTCAAGGTCTAAGCCAAAGTTTTTAGCTCTTTCTGCTAATAAGTTAAATTTTTCGGTCATGATGTTCCTCTTTCTAGTTATAATACTTGCCTTGTGATTGAATATAAGCCCCGTAACGTGTGCCTACGTTGCGCGTGATGTTATCTGTCACGGTATCAGTTTTAGGATCTATATCAAGCTGAAAATAGCTTTTTTAAGCCATAAAACAGTTAGGGCAAGCGTTAAAATAATAGCTAGGATAATAAACTGGCTAGCAGATAAATTCAATTCAGTAGCCATGCTTTACTCTCCTTTTCCCTCTGCCTCGTATGCTTTTAATTCCTCTGGGTTGTCACACTCGAGCAGATAAAAAGCAATTTTGTCTAGGTCACGGGAATAAATTTCTGCCATATCAAAGACAGTTTCAAGAAAGTTATCCATTTCATTGCGTAGTAGTCCATTATCTGCCCCTGCATGCTTTGCGATCATAAGAGTGTTAGCATGGTGGCGTAGTGCTTGCAAACCAGACATGATATTAGTTAGGTCAGTGCCTAGGTTTTTGCTTTTTTTAATCGTGATTGTGTTATTCTTTGTTTTTTTAGCCATTGTATCTACCTCAATTTTGTTTTTTTCTGTGATGTTATTCCATTTTTAAGAGGTAGCGCTCTAAGTAGGGGTATGCGATACCAGCAATTCATGGTATAATTGAGGTATCTAATTTCGATTGCTAAAACCTACTGAAATACAGACTTGCCTAGTTGTATTTATGTTATTTAGCAAAATTCAGTTAAAAGCCTCGGTAGTTTGGTCGCTCTCGTAGGCTTTTTTTGTTGTCATACTCCTAATAAAATAATTCATCAATAGTGATATCTGGCTTGATTTCAGCAACTAACGATTTTATAGCTAGTTTTTCTTTGTCGTTGAATGCCGTTTTTCCAGTCTCTTTATTGTTATATGACTGAACAGAAATATTTAGTTCTTTTGCCATATCACGCTGAGTCTTGTCTAGCATTACTCGGTAACCTTTTAATTTCGTCATGATGTATACTCCTTTCCTTAAACGGACTTATTTGTCCTTTATGAGAAGTATAACAGACTTTTTTTGTACTTTGTCAAATAAAAAATTGTCATTTGTTAGGACATATTTGTCTTTTTTATGTTACAATCAATAAGAAAGGTGATGAATATGAGTAAATTAAGAGAATTACGAAAAGCGAAAAATATGACTCAAAGCGAGTTAGCAAAAGTGATAAATGTATCTGAAAAAACTATCTCACGTTGGGAAAAAGATGATACATTGATGAAAGCCAATAAAGCAAAAGAGTTAGCAAAGTTCTTCAATGTTAGCCTAGGGTATTTGTTAGGTTACGTTAATAGATACGAGCCTTATTATAGTGATGAAATATTTATAGGTGACGGAAAAGGGGGCTATACTTCTTTAAGTAGTGAACGTGAGGAAAAACTTAGAGAACTATTCTACAATCATGTAGAGGAAAAATTCACTGATTTTCTTAAAAGTTTTGATTTCGTTATCAGTGATAATGAGATAAAAGCAGTTCTAAGCCATATTTCAAACTTAAATATTAACAATGTAAAAAGTGATGAATTCTCCCGTTTGGTAAACCCAGTAATGGAAGATAAGATAAACTTAAAATATATGGGGTATTCAAAACTCGGTGATGGCTTTTATTCTTGGAAAGCATACGAAAATTTTAAAAAATCACTAGGCATTGATACCGAACACACATTATAAATTATCGAGATAAACCAATCTAAAACCTACTGAAATACAGACTTGCCTGCTGATGTTTAGAAAGGTTTATCATGAAAATTAACGAGATAAAGAAAAAAGACGGCTCAACCGTCTATCGTGCTAATATATATCTTGGTGTTGATGTAATCACTGGAAAGAAAGTTACAACCAAAGTAACCGCTAGGACAAAGAAAGAACTCAAGACCAAAGCCCAACAAGCGCAATTTGATTTTAAAGCCAATGGCTCAACACGATACAAAGAAGTAGCAATAGAAACATACGAGGAGTTAGCTATTTCATGGTGGGATAGCTACAAAAATACAGTTAAAGTTAATACAAGAAACACACAAAAATCGCTCTTAAACAACCATGTTTTACCGTTGTTTGGTGAGTTTAAACTGGATAAGCTGACAACCCCACTCATTCAGTCCACTATGAATAAGCTGGCAAACAGTACAAATACTGGTGAGGCTGGCGCTTATCTTCATTACGGCAAAATTCACACCCTTAACAAACGTATATTACAGTATGGAGTGATTTTACAAGTTATTCCCACTAACCCAGCTAGTAATGTTGTTTTACCTCGAAACACTCAAAAGGATAAGAAAGCCAAAGTTAAGCATTTCAACAATGACGAGCTAAAACAATTTCTTACCTACCTTGATAGTTTAGACAACTCTAAATATAAAAACTATTATGACATCACGTTATACAAGTTCTTACTTGCCACTGGTTGCCGTGTTAACGAGGCTTTGGCTCTCTCATGGTCTGATATTGACCTTGATAATTCGGTTGTCCATATAACCAAGACTTTAAACTGTGATATGAAGTTAAACAGTCCAAAGTCGAAAGCTGGTTACCGAGATATAGACATAGATCAGCAAACCGCAACCATGATGAAAAGATACCAACGAAAGCAAACTCAAGAGGCTTGGAAACTAGGTAGGACTGAAACAGTGGTATTCTCTAATTTCATCAATGCCTATCCAAATTATAAAGCATTAGCAGGACGACTTAGGTCGCATTTTAAACGCGCTGGGGTAAATAACATAGGTTTCCACGGCTTTCGACATACTCATGCTAGTTTGCTCCTTAATTCGGGTATTCCTTATAAGGAGTTGCAACATCGCCTAGGACATTCTACTCTTTCAATGACTATGGACACTTACAGTCACTTATCAAAAGAGAACGCTAAAAAAGCGACGTCATTTTATGAGCAAGCACTAAAATCTATCTAA